CGGATCGTTATCAACATCCACTTCATTCGCCATAAGAATCTTCTTGGCAGAACGAAGTTTCGCGATTGACATACCCGCAGAACCTGAAGCGACTTGCTGTGCAGTTGGGAAAGCAGTACTCGTCGTACCGTTCTCTCCAGTCTTTGCAGTTCCAAAAAACGAGTCAATCAACGCATCATCGATGGAACGACCCATCGCGTATGCACCGTTAACTGCGTAAGGTGAGGTTGGGTCAATGATCATACGCAACTTATCCTGATCATCGATCAGATCCGCCCACTCATAATCCGTTGGGAAAACCCAACGAGCATCATGCGGGGTGGAGATAAGAGGCGTATCGCCATGACGAGAAGTGCGTTTCTGCGCGTTGACCGCGCCGATCTGCTCAACAGCCTTACCGGACTTACCCGTAAAGCTGTCTTGCGTCACCGCACTACGAAGTTTAGAACCCCGCTGCTGCAAAAGCAGCGATACGGTGTTCTTGTAATCCTGCACAAAGGCAGTATTCACTTGAAAGGACATGCTTTGCTCCTTTTAGATTAAACACAAAAAGCGAGTGTCTTTCAGGCATCACTCTCTTCCTGGCTTGTCCTCCAAGAGGGGCCGCGCACTGTCTGTCCAGTGTGTCTTCCCAGGCCGATCAACTCAATAAAGTTGACAGGTTATCTGTATCTTTCTTCCTCCTGGAGGGCTTTCTTGCGCCTACAGGGGGTGAAACCATTGAACTGTAAAACCGATTTGCAACATCAATCACTACAGCCGGGTCATGAACCACTTGTCTTGCAGTGATCTGCACTGCTGCTTCCAGACATCGGATTCTTGCTTCCGTATCATCCATTCGCTACTTCCGGATACGCCCACCCAGTCAATCTTGATTTACGAGCGACTGCTTCCTTGTGTCCAGGATGCTGGCTGTCCATCCATGCTTCCATGAAGTCCTTGTCCAACATCAGATCCCCAAGAGCGTGATTCGCTTGAGCAGGAGTCATCACACCAAATGCATTCGCGGAAGTATCTCCTGTCTCGAATGAGTCTTCTCCCAGTTTAGCCCCGATATCGTGCATCAACTTCATCACTTCAGCGTAGCCCAGCGCGTTTTCCAGTTTATCAATGGAATCAGCATCCATGTTAAATTCCCTGGCGGCTTTCTGCGCCTCCTTTATATTGGAGTCATACGCAGCGCCCCATTCTTTCCTCAAGGCATTGTTCTCTTTCTCAGCCTGTGCGGCCATCTCTTCCTGATTCGTTGAGACTACGCCCTGCATGTGTTCATTCCAATCTTTGGAAAGAAGATTAGCCTGTTGATCTGTAAGACCCGCTTTGTGAAACGAAGTTCTAGCCCATTCAGCCATTGGGTCGTTTAACCCGCCCTCCGGAATCTCCAGTTTATAATCCTTGGAATCCTCCGGTCTGCCAAGTCTGGCGTACACCTTATCCCACGCCTCAACGTCATCCGGCTTCTCAGGAATCTTCAGAACACGCTCTTCCGGTACACCAATAAGCTTCTCTGCATTCTGGTATGAATTCACCACATCACTTGGGGAGGACCACCCCTTATTCTGCACAAGTCCAACCATGTCCTCGCTGAACCCATCAGTCCATTGAGAAGAATCCTGGGTCGTGTCTGGCGCTTGTTCTACCTCAGTGTTGTTCTCTTCACTCATAGTTGACTTTTCCAATCCTGTTGAGATATTATCAATTTAACTACCAGATTGCTATTACAGCAATCCTCCTCTGGTGATTAACCCTCTGCTCCACCCTCTGGACAGAGGGTCTTTTTTACATAAGGAGATTCCAGAGAGTCTCTTTATCCAGATTGCAATGCTGCTGTATCCTTAACCAGACCTCTCTTCGCCCATCCAGCCTTGCTGCCATGTAAGGATTGGCATGTGCTGTCGATTGATGCGCTCTACAAAACTTGGACAGATCTTCTAGTACCGCTTCCCCATGAGGCCCATCGAATGTCTGTTTGTAAGCTTGGGTTCTGGCATCAAGAAATTCCTCAACCTTGTTACTCACCTATACCCGCCGTCTTGGCAGCGGATGCGAGACTAGGCGCGGCTTCAATCATCTGCTGCATCTGAGCTTGTTCCGCTCTTTGCTGTCTCACAGACTCAATGTCCTTCTCGCCCCGCTTCCACCGTTCCGGTACAGCGTTGATCCCCATGATCGCTGGCATCGCTTCATCGATATCAATGTGATCAAACGGAGATGGATCTCCCGTAACATTGGAAAACTGAGTAGCGAACTCGATGGTCCTGAACAAGCCTGAAGCCTCTTCAGCCTTCTGCGCTCTAGATAACGGGGAATCGTACTCAATCGAGAACTCGCCTTCCGCTTCCACTAATAAAGGAGGCATATCAGGGAGTAAACCCTGCCTGGAAAGAAGATCAATCTCCCTCTCGATCATCGGCCCCAGCGCCTCACTCTGCTGCCGCCCCATGGTTGGAGACAACAGCGCCCCTTTCTCTCTTGCTCTCTCCAGCACTTCCGTTGCTGTCATCTGTGGAGAGTCAACGAGGATTTGAAACAATGACACCAGGAACGCTTCATTAATCACGGTCCTTTCCATGTCCATCAGTTCCTGACCCGCAGCCAGATTCCCGACAGGCAATTCCTGAATTAATCTTCGACCATCCGCCGATACACCCCCGTAGTTGATTGACCCCGGTTTCAAACTGAATGAGTCCACAACCCCGTCATCATGCGCCAGCAGAACAGGATCAACCACACGATGTCCTTGCTTCAACATCGTCTTCTTCTGCTCGTTCAGCACCTTGATCGCGGGTAATGCCAGCATCGCTGGAGACCGGCCATACACTTCACCGGGCGCGGTCACATATCTCGATATGGCATACGGGAATGTCTGGTATCCACCCTCAGACAACAGCTTCTTGCCCTCGATGGACACATAATAGGACGCATACTGCATCCCCCGATAATCCGCTTTGGAAACGTCCATCTCTTCACGCGGCTTCACGCAATGAATGAACTCAAACTCCTTGTCCGAATTCTCGTTCAGCGCCTTCATGATGTTATCCGGCAAGAGAGACTCATCCCACTTCTGAGCCGCCTGTCTTGCAGTCATGGTGAACTTGCGGTGACAGGTATCAATCAATCCCTGATGGTTCTCCATGAAGAACACTTCACCCAGATGCACTGCCCGATACCGCAACCCCGTGGTATCCAGTTCATCAATGAACATGCACGCTGTACCAAACGCGCCCAGCGACATGTAGATCTCATGTTGCTGAGAAGCATAATTCGCCCGTGGGCTGTAACGATGCTGAAACAAGATATCATTAATATCTTCAAACCACAGCGCCACTTCGCGGTCCCGGTTCAGGTATTCATTCGTTGCTCGCAGCCGGTGCCACTTGTTGTTCCTCGGAGTCAGCATCGACTCCATAGCAGCGGAGAATCTCTCCAGTCCCAAAGCAGCCGTGGAGTCGAACATCTTGTTTGTTCGCTTCTCCCCTTTATTGAAATCCGTTGCAGGCGCAAGAAACGTACCCGACTGGCGGGGAATCACCCTTTCCGCGATCTCCTGCCATTGTGCTTCAAACGTGGATCGTCCTGCGACCAGACGCTCTACGCGCCGAATGATACTGTCCGCTATACCTTGTTTCATCAGGATCCCAGAGTTTTACGAGCTACACTATCATCATCAATCAAACCCAGACCACGGTTGGAAGTCAGCACATTCGCCGCTCTCCCTCTCGTAAGCTTCGCGACCTTCAGGTTCTCCTTCTTTATCTTCCCAAGCCCGGCCTTGACCCGCCCCGGAGAAGTACCCTCCGTTCTGCCTTCAGCGGGAGGCGCTTCAGACTTGGTCAATAAAGTAGACGCTCTGCCCTTCTCGCTCAATTGCCGTTTGCGCTCAAGCGTCTGGGCCGCTTTTACCTCTTCCTCGTTCCTATCCGGCGGAGGAGGTGGATCTTTCGGTACTGGTGGTGGTGCTGGTGCGCCTCCGCCCATAATCAGGCTCCTTGTTTTCGCATTAGTGTTCCAACCTGGGTGTACCCAAGTCCCGTATACAGTCGTTCCGCCGCCGCATTATTAATCCCGGCGCTTATACCAAAGACAATCTCATGCGCCTTTACGTTCCCTGCCCACTCCTCCAAAGCCTTCACGCAACGCGCCGCAGCCAACCCCCCACGCTTGCTCTTATCCACATAGACAAAAGCATCCGTTACCTGGAAAGCATCCGATGAGAAATAGAACGGAGCCTTGAAACCTGCGATCATCGCGTAGACTTTACCCTGTTCATCCTCGGCCAGAAAACCTCCCCATGTAAATGGGTTCTCAATGGCCGCTCTTCCGTATTCCGCCAACTTGGCTCTATCATATGGAATATCCGTATACCGGCTTTCAGCGTGCATCTTCGCTCCGAGGTCGATCATCTTCTCGACATCCGCCTCATCGCGGATACGCCTAATCTTCATAAACACATGTTCTATCAGCTAAAGATAACATAATCAACATCACGGGCAACCCTCCGTTTCATCCCATGCCGCGAATGACGCACATCATGCCTCGCCACGGGTTGTGCAAATGTCAGGGACAAGGCATCTCCACAATCAGGACTTGCCAGTCCCCGCTTCTTCATCTCATCCTTCCGTTCCAGCAGAATTCGGTTCGACTTGTCATACCTGTACTCCGGACCAATCAGATCATCGTACAACTCCTGATCCATCGGAATACACCCACCCAGCAACCACTCCCTCATCCGGTCCCACATCTCCGCTCTCTTATTGGAATACTTCTGCGTGTCCTGGGCCTTGGACCCCGCATTCACATCCACCACCTTATACCCTAACTGCTTCAAGCGATCCACCACAGCCCCACCAACTCCTACACCATCCACAAAGATCAAATCAGGTTGGTACTTGTCTGCAGCTTCCGCAACATAAGAAGACAACTGCATGGTGTCCACCCCTCTATATTTAATAGCCGGTATGGACTTTCCATCCCTCCCCCTCCTGAAATACAACACAGACTGATCATCCCCAAATCTCGCTACATCAACACCCAGCGTCAACGCCGCTCCCTCATCCGGTTCCAATTCCCGGTCCTGCGCCTCCTCCACCAGATCCACTGGCACAAACTGCGCTGCACCCGCTCTTGGAAACTGCCCTTTGATCCTGACTCTTACAAAATCAGAATCATCCCCATAATCCTCGACCCATCCATCCAAAAGCCCCTTGTTGGTAATCCGCACGCTGCGCGAATCCACCTGTTTCGTTAACCACCTGTGGCGGAACTTCCCGAAACATTCCCGAAACCTCCCTGTATTCCGGGTTGGGTTCCCAAACGTGAACCAGAATGGCTCCCCATCGGTCATCGCCCCTTCCGACACCTCCCAGATCTTGTCCGGTATCGCGGATGCTTCATCAAAGATCATCACCGCGGAACTGGATGCATTGTGCAACCCGGCGAACGCCTCCGTTCTCTCCTCGCTCCACGGCACACACTCGAACATCCAGTTCTTCTCACCATCCTTCTGCATCAGACAATAAAACTTGGAAGCGGTCCACTTGAACCACTCCTTATTCACCAGCATATTGTGCCACTTTGCCAATTCCGCCCAGGTCTTCCCCTCCAACTGATTACTGGTATTCGCGGTAACCACTCCCCTGGCGTTGGGCCGCGTACTCATCAACCACAGAATCAGCCACGATACCGCTGCGCTCTTGCCAATCCCATGTCCTGATGCCACAGCACACTGGAACGGCAGCATATCCTCGCCCCGCTCCTTCCGGTTCAGATTCTCAACCACATGATCCGAAATGCTCTTGAACAACTCCATATGCCATACATCCGGCCCCTCCGGAAACATCTCCAGGGGAGTCCCCTTCTCCCCCCATGGGAATGCATACCAGACAAAATCCAGAGGATCCGCGTAGAACCCGAACAGATCTTCCGCCATCTGCCCTTTAGGATCGTGATGATCAACATCCATCAGTGATAACCCCACTCCTCGATCAGTCTCTTCAACTCCTCGATCTCACCCTCAACGTCCTTCAGGCTCTTCCTGGCGTACATCACCTCAACCAATGGCGCACCCATGATAAATCCAATCTCATCCTCAAGATCCTCCTTCTCCCGATAAAGAGATTCTAGTCGAGCATCCAGCAGATCCGGAGGCGTAATCATCTTACACCGCACCGCTTGACCACTTAATCCTCCTCGAGGCCAAATGACCTTGGTCTAGAGGACCAAAGCCCCCATACCCGCGTTGGCTTCACGGAACCATCCGCTTTCCTCGGCTCAAGTCCTTCGACCGCTGCGAAATAGTCATCAAGCGCCTTACCATTATAGTAGCGTATCCGCCGCGCTCCCCCACCAAACCCGATTGGCTGCGGAAACGCTGGCGAATCCCGGTGAAGACCCGCCTTCCACTTCGAAATACGCCGAGATGCTGCGTACTCAGTGATCGATACCCCACTAACGGGAAGTTCTCTCATGAACGGGAAGTTCCCGGTGGGCGCAATGGGGCTTCTAGTGTGGCTTCTCTTGTGCATAACCTGTGGACAAAGATATATTGATGCGCGCGAGATGTGCGTTGAGGCTCCCTAAACAACAGGCAAAGAGCGCGGATCCGGCCCCCACCCCCCGGCACCCCCCCACTCGACTTAATCCATTGACTATTAATCATCGGGCCGCGGGGTGATATCTTCAATCAATTCAACGTCTTGTGGATCCTCTTGAATACGCTGGTCGCTTCCTGGTCGCACCCTTGAAGCTACCACGCGTTTTAATGCGCGGTCTCTTAATTGCTGTAGGTCTGCCTTGTTGGTGACATTGATATCGACTCTATCGCCATAGGTCTGGGGTTTGCGCTTTGATAGGAACCATTGCCGTGTTTTGATCTGAAGTCCGGCTTTGTATATGTCGGTGTTTTGGGCGTTGTCGGCAATCTGGATAGTCTGTTCCGCCATTACATCATAGCCAGCGTCTCGAGCGCGGTGGTATGCGTTGCGAAATTCTGGCAATTTGTCCAGCGCCAATACTAAATCAGAATGGGCTATCCCATACGCGGCAGCCACATCTATCGCAAGCTCGCCATTAGCTAACCGCGTCAATATATCAGGTGCGTGAGCCTGTACAGTTAAGCGCGCGTTTTCTTCAATCGCGATTAAATCCGACATCCATTCCTTTATATATACAAATTGTCATTTCCGCCCGATTTTAACATTAATCGATAATTTATCAATTTAGGACTTGCTTGAAGGTTTTTCATTGTGATAATCTCATAGCTGGTGGTGTACCATCATCACTTGTGCTAGTTTTAACACACCAGAGGAAATACAAAATGAATCACAAACAACCTAGAAAAACGTTCACATACCACGCGCTAAATATAGGCGGTTTGCTGTGCATTGCCTGGGTTTTAGCGTGCTCAATCTTAGGAGTAGATATCAGATGATTACCAGAGTTCACTTCATCAGAAAATCATCGAATAGCAAAACCGGGCCCATTCCAGTTAGCTATACATCATCAAATAGCTGCCCGAATACTTGCCCGTTGATCGATGCTGGCTGTTATGCATCGGCGGGATATTACACGCGGCTGAATTGGAAAAAGATAGACAGCGGCGAGCGGGGTACAGACTGGGTATCGTTCTGTACTAAGGTTTCTGATCTGGAAGCTGGAACGCTCTGGAGACACAACATAGCAGGAGACCTACCCCATAAAAACGGGATTATTAACCGTGGTCGCATGAGCTTATTGACCAGAGCAAACGAGGGGAAACAGGGTTTCACTTATACCCACCATGACCCCGCGCTAGCATCCAATGCTAAAACCATAAAGGCCGTTAATGATGACGGGTTTACTATCAATCTGAGCGCCAATAGTCCGCGACATGCAGATGAACTCCTAGCGCTAGGTATCGCGCCAGTAGTAACAATCTTGCCCAGTAACCAGATGGAAAACACTACAACGCCAGCCGGTAACGCGATTGTAGTCTGTCCCGCGGTTACCCACTCAGATGTCACATGTAAAACGTGCGGTCTATGCCAGAACCAGAGACGTTACCGCGGATATTCTCAACCAATGATTATCGGTTTCCCGGCCCATGGCGCGGGTAAAGCCAAGGCTCAAGGAATTGAATAAAACAGAATCAGCGGTTTCCTTAGCTTTCCTACGCAAAACCCTAGACTGATAGACAAAGGAGTAGACAATGAAAAGCGCAAAAGAACTACTAGCAGACGCACTCGAGTACTTAGCGTGTTTACAAGAAGTCTTAGAGTCAGAGCTAAACACCACTAAACAAGATAAGCATTACATAGCTCAATTGAAGAAAAGAATAATCACCTCAAAAAAGCATATTGAAACACTAGAACATCTTGTTGAATTGTCCGAATTAACAAAACAATTCGGACATTCAGCCAATTAAACCGAATGCAGCCATTAGCCCAATCAATCACGATTGGGCTTTTTTTATTGTGCTTTTCCCAACCCATACCTGGATCCGATGTTGAAACAGCATCAATCATGGCGCTGCAGCGCTCTTAGCGCCGCTCTCAGCCGTTTTAAGCCATAGCATGCGCCATTGCATACCCTACGCCCTTTTAATAGTGTACACAGGATCCTGCAAACCCATTTGCTCGGATCGGATACAACCCCATTCTGAAGGGCGCGTCTACTATTCTGAAGGGCGCGTTTACCAATACGCCTAGCCACCTGATACATGGAACAGAAACGCGTACACCAACAACACCAAAACATTAATTATA